GGCGCGGGTTTGATGCCGCACACCATGCCGCACAGCATCCCGCACATACCGCACAGATCGGGGCGAGATGGGCTTATTGAGCACCGGAGAACCCCTTGTTCTCGGCCGCATGGTCCGCTGCAGGGTGGAGGGCGACCGGGAAAAGCGCGGCTGGTACAGCCTGCACGAGCTGATGATAGAGGGCGGCGACGTCCTCATCGTGGGCTCGTTTGGCACGTGGCAAGGCAACGACAACAACGCGCAAAAAGTAGAGCTGCGCAAGCGCGAGATTTCGGCAGAGCAGCGCGACAGCTTGCGCCGGCGCCTGGCCGAAGACCGCAAGCGGGCCGAGCTCGATCGCAAGCAGGAAAATGAGCGCGCGGCCCTGGTGGCCTCGAAGGCCTGGGCCGGCTGCAGCCCCACGGGTGACTCGCCTTACCTGGTGCGCAAGGGCGTGGCCGGGCACGGCGTGCGCTACTCGCCGCAGGGCGCGATGGTAGTGCCGATGATGGACACCTCGAGCAAAATCCACGGCCTGCAGATCATCCGCGACAAGGCCGCACTGGCCGCCGGAAAACTCGAAAAAGAATTCTGGCCCAAGGGCCACGCCAAGAAGGGCCATTTTCACCTCATCGGCATGCCGACCAGCGTGGTGCTGGTGGCCGAAGGCTACGCCACCGGCGCCAGCCTGCATGAGGCCACCGGCCTGCCCGTGGCCATCGCCTTTGACGCGGGCAACCTGGCGCCGGTCGCCCAGGCCCTGCACAAGCGCTACAAGCTGGCCCGCATCCTGGTGTGCGGTGACGCCGACCAGACCCAAAAGTGCCAGCAAGACGGTTGCAAAAAGCCGATCTGGCTGGACGACGGCCCCGATTGCCCTCACTGCGGCCAGCCGCACAAGGCCAGCAACGCCGGTGCCCAATGCGCCAGCGCCGCCGCTGTCGAAGTGGGTGGCAGCTGGATGCTCCCGCGCTTCGCCGACGAATCCGCGCGGCGTGAAACGTGGCTCACCCGCCGGGTGAAATCCAACGACTTCAACGACCTGCACGCCGCCGAAGGCCTGCACGTCGTACGCGCCCAGGTAGAGGCCCGCCTCTCGGATCTGGGCTGGAATCCGTCCGCTCGAAAGCCTGCGGGCACGGCACCCAGGGGGGAGGGGAGCGCGGTTGCTGACCTCCGCCCGATCGAAACTATTGACGAGCTGCTCGAGCGCTACGCCCTGGTGTACGGGCAGGGCGGAACCGTGTTTGATCGGCAAGAGCACTGCCTGCTGGCCCTCTCCGACATGCGCGACGCCTGCCTCACTCGCGAAATCCACCGCGCGTGGGCTGAGCACCCCGAAAAGCAGATCGTCCGCGTGCGTGAAGTGGGCTTCGACCCCGCCGGCGATGACGCAAACATCCGCTGCAACCTGTGGGGCGGCTGGCCAACCACGCCAAAATCCGGAAGCTGCGAGCGCCTGCTCGACCTGCTGCGCTACATGTGCGCCGATGACGACGCCTACGACGAGCTCTACACCTGGGTAATCCGCTGGCTCGCCTATCCCATCCAGCACCCCGGCGCAAAACTGAAAACAACCCTGGTGCTGCACGGTCCCCAGGGCACCGGCAAAAACATGTTTTTCGAAGCGATCATGGCCATCTACGGCCAATACGGCCGCGTGATCGATCAAAGCGCCATCGAAGACAAGTTCAACGACTGGGCCAGCCGCAAGCTGTTCTTGATCGCCGACGAAGTCGTGGCCCGCTCCGACCTCTACCACATCAAAAACAAGCTCAAAGCCTTTATTACCGGTGAGTGGATCCGCATCAACCCCAAAAACATCGCGGCGTACGAAGAGCGCAACCACGTCAACATGGTGTTTTTGTCCAACGAGCGCATGCCCGTTGTGCTCGAAGAGGACGACCGCCGCCACACCGTCATCTGGACACCTGCCAAGCTGGGCCCGGCCTTTTATAACGAGGTGCAGGCCGAAATCAACAGTGGCGGCGTAGCTGCCCTGCATGACTACCTACTCAATGTCGACATGGGCGACTTCCGCCCCGCCACGCTGCCGCCCATGACCCGCGCCAAGCGCGAGCTGGTCGATCTCTCCCTTGACAGCACCGCGCGCTTCTACCGCGAGCTTGACGGCGGCGACCTCTACACCGAGCTCACTAAAGGCGATGACCGTATCCGCTACAGCGCCGCAAAAAGCCGCGACCTCTACGAGCTCTACAAAACCTGGTGCGGCCGTATCGGCACCAAGCCTGCCCCCGAGCCCAAGCTCATCGACGCCCTAAATCGCAAGCACAAGCTCCCGGTCTCCCGTAAACGCTACCTGATCAACAGCCAAACCCTCGGTCCTCACGGCGTCGTCAGCCTGCCCACGCGCCTAGAAATGCCCCCTGGCCAATCCGAAACCGCTTGGCTGGGCGACTGCATCGAGGCCTTCCGCAACGCCGTGGCCGATTACAAGGGGTTCTCCGGTGCTCAATAAGCCCATCTCGCCCCGATCTGTGCGGTATGTGCGGGATGCTGTGCGGCATGGTGTGCGGCATCAAACCCGCGCCAGCACTGGGCTGTGCGGTATGTGCGGCACAACGTACACACAGGCGCGGGCGCGCAACAGCAACACCACAACCATCACAACGTGCAGCACTCACGCACACGTAGACACATACCGCACATACCGCACATACCGCACAACGCCAGCACCAGCGCGGCTTTCGGCTGTGCGGCATGCCTTTCTATATACCGCACAACCCGCACAGAAAAAAATTAGAGGAGAAAGCCGAATGGAAAAGCCTTCCGCCTTGCCACTGGTTGCCCCCATCACCTGCGGCCCCGACAACACCGGCGAATTCAACACCGCTTTGCGCCAGCACCTGCCCGGCGCCCATGACCTAATCCGGGCCCTCATGGCCCGCGGAATGATGGACGGCCTGCGCGGCGTCACCCTGGCCCCTGCTGGGGCCCTCCCGTGCGGCGTGCAGCCCATCCTTAGCCTCGAAGCCGAGCACCGCATTGCCAACGCTCACAACGCCCCCAGGAGCCACAAATGACCGCCCCCCGACTCATCGGCCTTGCTGGCCTTAAAGGCGCCGGCAAAGACACCGCCGCCGAATGGCTGTGCTTCCACGGCTACTTCGAGCGCATTGCCCTGGCTGACCCCATCAAAGACGGCCTGGCCGCCATGCTGGGCCTCAACGCCTACACCTTCAGCGAGCCCACGCTCAAAGAAACCGTAATCGACTGGCTCGGCTGCACCCCGCGGCACCTCATGCAAACCCTCGGCACCGAATGGGGCCAGCGCTACGTCGCCCGGGACGTCTGGACACGCATTGCCCAGCACAAAATTGACACCAACAACCGCATGGGCGACATGGCACCGTCCATCGTCGTCACCGACATCCGCTTCGAGCACGAAGTCGATTGGCTGCGCGGGCAGGGCGGCCAGATCTGGCACATCGTCCGCGACTTGAAAATCCACTACAACCGCAGCAGCGAGCAGCACATCAGCGAGCAGGGCGTCCAGATCCACCCCAGCGATACCGTCATCCTCAACACCGGCAGTCTGGCTCAGCTCCACGCCCAGCTCGCCGACGCCCTGAAGGCCGCCCAATGACTGCCAAAATCATCAACCTCGAAGCCTGGCGCATCGCTCACCCAGCGCCGCTCAGGCTCTACACCGCCCAGCTCCGCATCATTACGCTACCGCTGCGCCTCTGGCTGGCCTGGTGGGGTATCCGCTGATGTCCGCGCCCGTCACCATGCGCCTGAAGGAATTCGCCGATCACCTCGGCTGCACCCCCAGCTACGTGACAAAGCTCAAGCAGGCCGGTCGGCTGGTGCTGGACGAAGCCGGCCGCGTCAAGGTGGCCGAATCCCAGGCGCTCATCGAGGCCAGCCGCGATCCTTCAAAGCGTGCGGTGGCCGATCGTCACACCGAAGAGCGCGGCGCCGCCTTGGCCGCGCCTGCCGCAGAGCCGGGCGACACCGAAGCCCCGGCCATTGCCAACCCCGACTACCAAGCCGCCCGCGCCAAGCGCGAGCACTACGCCGCGCTGCAGGCCGAAGCCGACTACCGCGCAAAAATCCGCGAGCTGCTCGATGCTGGCCGGGTGCGTGCTGTGCTGGCCGACGTGCTCACCGAGCTGCGCACGCAGATAGAGGCCATCCCCCACACCCTGGCGCCGGCCCTGGCCGCCATGACTGACGAATCTGCCATCAAATCTGCGCTGGTGGCCGAAATCGAATCGGCCCTGCACACCGCATCGGCCCGGCTTGAAAAGCTCGGCCGGGGTGAGGACTAGACCATGCAAGCCACCGGCCTTTACGCCGTCGCCGCCCGCGCCGTCGCCCCGCGCAAGCCCATGACTGTCTCCGAATGGGCCGACCGCCACCGCGTGCTCAGCAGCAAGGGCAGCGCACTCGCCGGCCGCTGGGTTACCGCCCGCAACCCGCTGCTGCGCGAACCCATGGACTGCTTCAGCGCGCGTAGTCCAGTCCGGGAAGTCGTCTGCCTTTTCCCCATCCAGTTCGGCAAGAGCGAGTTTGAGACCAACGTCCTCGGCTACACCATGTGCGAAAACCCGGGCCCGATCATGGTCACCCTGCCCGGTGAGGTGAGCATGGACAAATTCATCAACCAAAAGCTCAACCCTCTGCTCGACGAAACCGACGCCTGCCGCGAAGCCCTCACCAGCACCGCAAGCCGCAACGCCAGCAACACCCGCGGCTTTAAAGATTTCGCCGGCGGCCAGCTCTACATCGAGCACGCTGGCAACAGCAAGCGCCTCAAATCCACCTCGGCCAAGCTCGTGCTGGCCGACGAATTCGACAGCTTCGCGGCCAGCCTCACCACCGGAGACGATCCCGACGCTCTGCTTGACGGCCGCACCTCGGCATTCCCAAGCACCGCCAAGCGCGCCAGCGTGGGCACACCCGAAGTCAAGGGCATCAGCCGGCTCGAAGCCAAGTGGGAGCAATCCGACCAGCGCGAATACCACATCAGCTGCCCCCACTGCGGCCACGAACACCCGCTGGCCTGGGACGCCTTCCACTGGTCGGTCGGCCACGATGGAAAAGTCACCCGCGCCTGGTGCACCTGCCCCGAATGCGGCGCCGACATTGACGAGCACTTAAAAGACCAGCTCACCGACCGTGGTCGCTGGGTGCCCGCCTTTCCCGGCCGAAAAATCCGCGGCTACCGCGCCAGCTTTTTGCACTACCGCTTCGCCCTCGGCCCCCGCTGGGCCGACATGGCCCAAGCCTGGCTTGATGCCCAGGGCGACATCGCCCGCATTAAAACCTTCATCAACGACCGCCGCGCCGAAGCCTTCGAAGACCCGGCCATGCGCGCCGTCAAGCACAACGCCATCCAAGACCGCGCCGAACCCTACCGCCTGCGCATCGCCCAGCCTGGCGTGCTCAGCATCACCGCCGGCGTGGACACACAAGACAACCGCCTCGCCGTGCACATCATCGGATGGGGCGTCGGAATGGCCTGGTGGGCACTCGACTACATCGAGCTCCCCGGCGACCCGGCCGGCGAAGAAGTGTGGGTCTCGCTTACCGAGCTCCTCAACCGCCCCATTCAGCGCGCCGACGGCGGCCCGGCCATGCCCATCGAAGCTACCGCCATCGATGCCGGTGGCCACCGCACCGAA